TAAATAGAAGTAAGGAGATAGCAACCTCCTTTATAAAAGTTCTGTTTTATTGACTTAAAACAGGAGCTAAAATGTCTAATCTACCAGTCGATAGAGATTCAAATTACATGAGAGAGATGTGGGGAACCACGAAATTAATCACTGATTATAATATAAACTCACCAAAAAGAGTCATTCAAGAAATTTATCATGACTTGGCACCCAAGCACAATCTCAAAAAACAAACCGAACTTCATGAGAAAATTCGTAATGATGAAGATTACGATGATTGGAGTTATGGAACTGAACCAACATATGGTTCACCTTGGAAATAGGATATAAATAAAGCAAGAAACTTTTGTCCGATGGCAATACAAAGGATATCTAGATCGTTTAAAGATATTAGTTTATCCTTTGAACCTCATCCGGTCACAAAGGATTTGCCGATATTGAGAAACGAAAACGCAATAAAAAGATCAGTCAGGAACATTGTAGAGACTCTTCCTACAGAAAAGTTCTTCAATCCAGTTTTTGGATCTGACGTTCGTAGTAGTCTTTTTGAATTTGTTGATTTTGGTACTGCCTCAATCATACAAAATCAAATTGAACTTGCGATACGCAACTTTGAAACCAGAGTTGAAAACGTTTCTGTTGAGGTAACTCCTAGACCAGATACTAATGAGTTTGAGGCAACCATATTCTTTGACATTATTGGACAAGACTTCCCGACTCAAGAATTTACATTTATCCTAGAGGCAACAAGATAAAATGCCTTTTACACAGTTTACCAACCTAGATTTTGATCAGATCAAAACTTCTATAAAGGATTATCTTCGTGCGAACTCAAATTTTACAGACTTTGATTTTGAAGGATCAAACTTCTCTGTATTAATTGATACTCTAGCATATAACACTTATATCACGGCATTTAATTCCAACATGGTCGTGAATGAGTCTTTCCTAGACTCTGCATCTTTAAGAGAAAACGTTGTCTCGTTAGCAAGAAATATTGGATACGTACCACGCTCTAGAACGGCGTCTAAAGCGGTTGTTTCATTAACGGTGCCAACTACCACAACAAGTCCAACACTGACCTTACAGGCAGGTCTAGTGTGCGTTGGTGGCATTGAAGACACGACCTATACTTTTTCAGTTCCAGAAAATATCACGACCACTGTAACTGGAGGTGTGGCATCATTTAGCGATGTCAGCATTTATCAAGGAACTTTTCTTCGTAACCAATTCGTTGTTGATGGATCATTAGATCAGAGATTCCTATTAGATAATTCGTTTATTGACACATCAACAATTGTGGTCTATGTAAAGGGTATTTCTGATACTGGACTTGGTAGAGAATATACTTTAGTTGACAACATCTTAAATCTAGACAGTTCTTCCGAAACATTCCTGATTCAGGAAATAAAAGATGAGAAGTATGAGTTGTTGTTTGGTGACGGCATTTTTGGAAGAAAATTAGAAAACGGAACTATAATTACAGTCACCTATATCGTCACAGATGGAAAAGACGGTAATGGTGCATCCCTATTTTCATTCTCTGGATCGTTAAGAGGATCTTCAGATGAAATTGTAGTCCCGTCATCAACGGTTTCTGTTCTTACCACAACATCCTCATCTAATGGTGGTGATATTGAAAGTATTGACTCAATCAAATACTTTGCTCCAAGACTCTATTCGTCACAGTATAGAGCGGTTACTGGAAGGGATTATGAGTCTATTATTCAACAAATTTATCCAAATACAGAATCAGTATCTGTTGTGGGTGGTGAAGAGTTAGATCCCCCACAATTCGGAACCGTTCTGATTAGCATTAAACCAAAAAATGGTGATTACGTTTCTGATTTTGATAAGCAACAGATTTTGAGTAAACTTAAAAATTACTCATTGACTGGTATTAATCAGTCTATCATTGATCTCAAAGTTCTTTATGTTGAGATTGATACCGCAGTTTACTATGATTCACCAAAAGTATCAAATGTAAATGATCTAAAAACAAGAGTTACCAGTGCTCTTACAACTTATGCTTCTTCTACAGATGTTAATAAGTTTGGTGGTAGATTTAAGTATAGTAAACTTGTGAGAATTATTGATGATGTTGATACTGCGATTACTTCAAATATAACCAGAGTTGTTATAAGAAGAAACTTAAAAGCAGCAGTCAATCAATTCGCACAATATGAACTGTGCTTTGGAAATCAGTTTCATATCAATTCCAAAGGGTTCAATATTAAAAGTACTGGATTTAGAATCTCTGGTGAGGCAGATACAGTATATCTAACAGATGTTCCAAATAAAGATGCTAATGGCAACTTGGATGGGAGTGGAACTGGAGTAATATCTGTAGTTAAACCAGATCTAAATGGATTAACTAACCGAGTCGTAATCAAATCAGCGGGAACAGTTGATTATACAACTGGCGAAATAATTTTAACAACAATAAATATCACTTCTACAGATTTAGGTAATAATATCATTCAGGTCCAAGCATATCCTGAATCAAATGATATCATTGGATTAAAGGATCTATACCTAAACTTTAGCGTTGCTGACAGCACCATAAATATGGTTAAGGATACCATATCTTCTGGTGAACAAATATCTGGTATTGGATTTAAGGTAACATCAAATTATCTAAACGGAGAACTCAAGAGGATATAAGATGATAGCAACAGGGTTTGAATCAAGAGTACAAATACAACAAATTGTTGAGAATCAACTTCCAGAATTTATTCTATCAGAAAGTCCAAAAGCATCAGAATTTTTAAAGCAGTATTATATTTCGCAGGAATTTTCTGGTGGACCAGTTGATATTGTAGATAATTTAGATCAATATTTAAAGTTAGATAACCTAACTCCAGAAGTAATTACTGGAGCAACTTCTTTATCATCAAACATCACCAGCACAGATTCTGTAGTTGTAGTCAATAGTACCAAAGGATTTCCAAATCAGTATGGTCTATTTAAAATTGATGATGAAATTATTACATATACTGGAATAACCACAAACAGTTTTACTGGTTGTATTCGTGGTTTTAGTGGTATAACAACTTATCATGCAGACAATTCACCTGGGGAATTGGTTTTTTCAACTTCTTCTTCGGCAGCACACACCTCTGGTGCAGTTGTTTCAAATTTAAGTTCTTTATTTTTAAAAGAGTTTTATACGAAAGTTAAATATACTCTCACTCCAGGATTAGAAAATGTTGATTTTGTTTCTAATCTGGACGTAAGTAACTTCATTAAGGAATCAAAAGTATTCTATCAAGCAAAAGGGACCGAAGAATCTTTCAGAATTCTTTTTAATATTTTGTATGGAGTAACACCAAAAGTTATTGATCTTGAGCAATATCTATTAAAACCATCTTCCGCACAATTTATCAGAAGAGAAATTGTAATTGCCGAAAGAATTTCTGGTGATCCAAATAAATTGGTTGGGCAAACAATCAGAAAATCTACAGATGTCAACACTCAGGCATCTGTATCAGAAGTAGAGATTATTACTAGAAAGGGTAGAACCTATTATAAATTAGGTTTATTTGTTGGTTTTGATGAGAAAGATTTAATTGAGGGATCATTTACAATTCCAGGAAAAACCAAAGTTATTGGAAACGTTTCTACTGGATCATCTGTAATCACTGTTGATTCAACGATTGGATTTAGCACATCAGGAACTTTTATCTGTGGTAATGATACCATAACTTACACAAATAAAACTGTAAATCAATTTCTGAATTGTACCGGAATTGACTCTACAATTAGTTCCACTACAGACTTGAGATCTGATGAAGTCATTTATGGTTATGAAAATGGAGACCTGGCAAAAAAGGTAGAATTAAGAATTACTGGAGTTCTATCAAAATTTGTTCCCATTTCCGATATTAAACTTACATCAGAAGGTGAGAGAATTTTTGTAAAGAATCTTGGAGAAAATATTATTAATCCTGAAGTTGATAAAACTACAAAACAAATTTTTAGCAATTCCTGGATTTATAACACATCTTCACGTTATCAAATAGATTCAATTTCTGGTTCTTCATTTACTTTATTATCAAGTATTGATAAGTCCAGTTTAAAAGAATCTGACAGTGTTGATGTTTTAGTCAGAGGAACTCAAAATGTTGTAGTCTCTAATGCTACAGTAAGAAATATCAATCAAAATACAAAAGAAATACTCTTAGATAATTTAGCAGGATTTAGTCCTGTAGTTGGTCTTTCTTATGATATCCGAAGAAATTTAAATAAGGCATATAGTTCTGGAGCAGAATTACAGTTTGGAAATAATGTAATTACTTCAGATGTTCAAAATGTTTATAATGATCTAGATGAATATTTTTATGTGGCAGCTAACTCTTTGCCATCATATGAGATTACTAAAAATATTTCTAAGGCAACCTTAACTGAAGCAACTGGAGATAAAATTCAAGGTTATAATGCTTCAACTCTAAAATATTCTATCCTATCTTTTGATTCCGATGTACCATTTATCACTGGGGATGCTGTATACTATTCTCCAGAAATAACGGCGATAACAGGATTATCAGGGGGAATTTATTATGTAAAAGTTTTAACTAACAAAAATCAAATAAGACTTTATTCATCCAGATCATTTATTCCTATTGATGATTATGTTGAATTTGAACCACTTTCTTCTGGAACAGGAAGTCACACATTTACTCTTTATGCTAGTTTTGGTAAAAAAATAGGTCCACAAAAGTTACTCAAGAAGTTTCCTTTGGGGGCAAATATTGAATCGGGATATGGAATAGAAACCGTTCCAGGTCCTATTGGTATTTTAATTAATGGTGTTGAAATTATAAATTATAAATCTGATGATAAAATCTATTATGGTCCAATAGAAAATGTAGAAATTTTAAATACTGGATCAAACTATGATGTAATTAATCCACCAACGATTCAGATTTCAACCCCAGGTTCTGGAACGACTTGTTTTGTTCAACCAGTTGTAAGTGGAATTGTGACCGCAGTTTATGTGGATCCACAAGATTTTGACATAGAAAAAATAATTTCTGTCACTGTTACTGGAGGAAATGGTAGTGGTGCTGTTTTAGAACCAATTCTTTCAAAAAGATATAGGGAGTTGCCTTTTGATGCTAGACTGAATACAGAGTCTGGTGGAATTGATGTTACTAATGAAACTATTACATTCATAAACAACCACAATCTATCAAATGGTCAACCAATTGTTTATAATAGAAATGGAAATAATCCTGTCAGTATTGGAACATTTGCCGGATTAAATACTGATCAAAACAAAACGTTACAAAGTGGATCATTATATTATCCACAAATTGTTAATCCAACAACGATTAAACTATATCAGACATTTTCAGATTATTATGTTGGCATTAACACCGTAGGATTTACTACGGCAAGTAATATTGGTATTCATAAGTTTAGAATATATGATACTAAAAATACATTACAATCTGTCAAAGTTATAAATCCTGGTGGTGGATATGAAAACAGAAAATTAATTGTAAAGTCAACTGGAATTTCTACAATTACGTCAACTGTTAATTTTGTTAATCACAATTTTAATAGTGGTGAAAAGGTTGTATACTCAACAACTGGTACGTCAATAGCAGGATTAACAACAACAAATCAATATTATGTAATTAAATTAGACAATGATTCCTTTAGACTATCTGATGCTGGCATTGGTGGAACTATAACTTCCAATTATACAAGAAAAAATTATATTAAATTTGAATCTATTGGATCTGGATACCACAATTTTGAATATCCACAAATTCAAGTCAATATTAATGTTGAGTATTCTGGAACAACTGGTGTAATAACTGCGACTCCTGTAATTCGTGGATCAATTGTTGATGCCTATGTTTATGAGTCTGGTAGTGGATATGGATCAGAAATTCTAAATCTTCAAAAGAAACCAACTCTAACTATTAAGAATGGTAAGAACGGACAATTAAAACCCATTATTGTTGACGGTAGAATAGTATCAGTTGAAATCCAAAGTAGAGGATCTGAGTATTATGCCGCTCCTGATTTAGAAGTAAATGGCGATGGAATTGGGGCAAAATTAAGAGCAAAAGTTCAAAATGGATATATTTCTGAAGTTGTAATTTTAAATTCTGGTGTTAACTATACTCAGGATAAAACTACGGTTTCAATAACCGCTCCAGGATCTGGTGCTATTCTTGAACCAAAAATAAGAGGAATATCAATTAATAATTTTGAAAGATATGGATCTGAAATTTTAAGAGATTCTGGAGATCAATTAGAATATTCTGTAGTCGGTTATTCTACTAACATAGGGAAAACTTATTTTGGAGATGGTGGATTAGAT